TCCCACCGTGAGATGAACACACGTTTTATTGGGAAGGTTCCTCCTCTTGGCATGTTTTGCATGTTGGGATTTCGTCCAGAGAATCTACCTGTACTGGTGATGTGCTGGGTAAGGTTGATGTGTAGTTTGCTACTTCTTTTACAGTTGGTGATAATGCCATCCACAAAGCTACTAAGATAACTACTAATAGCACTAAGCCTCTTAACGTCTTGTAAAAATTCAATTGCTTTCTCCATATTGTTGTTTTTAGCTGTGGCTATAAGTGCATCTAAGTTTGTCTTACCTACACCAAAGCCATTGGCACTGACCCACTTTTTACTTGGAGGAAAAAAACCAAGCCCTGCCATCTCATTTGTTTCTGTGAGTAGGAAACCCCTACCATCACAGTCCTTACATTTATTTGGTATCTTATATAGTGTACCATCCTTTCTTTTTTTATGTACTCTGCCATACCCACCACAGTTAGGACAAGTAGATGCTTTTGTTTTAAACAAAGGATCACTAACAGACATCACTATACTTTTAAACTTATCTTTACATGCTTTGTGTGATGCAAGTCTGTAATCACTACTGTCATCATAGTTAAAATAATTAATCCACTCTTTTTTATCTTTGGGTTTGCGACTAAAGATTACCCACGACATTTGTTCTGGGGAGTTAAGATTAATAGGTGTGCCACCCATCAGTTCCCTTGTTGTGGCTTGCAGTCTATCAAGTATTTCGTTGCGCTCTCGCTCGAATTTATCACGGACGTTTTCGAGGGCATCTCTATCCACCCTGATTCCTGCCATTGACATCCTTGTGAGGACTTTGCAGGTTCTAAAGGTGACGCTTTTGACTGCTTGTAAAGAGGCAGAGTCAGGACTGTTGAAGTCTTCTTCAATTGCTTTGTACAACTCGCCAGTGGTAAGAAGATCAAGGTCAAGATAATGGCTGAGTTCATCAAGTGGTATCTCATTGGTATTGTATCCTTTCTTGTAGTATGTCTTGAGTGTATCATCTTTCTGATACTGTAGCTCACGCCTGATAGCGCACTGCTCTAGACTAAGTGGTTGCTTCTGTCCACGTAAAAGTAAATACTCTGCAAGCATTGTGTCATATATGTCACCATCATACTTGAAGTCGTTAGCCCATAGCCAGGCTAGATCATACTGTAGGTTGTGTCCTATCAGCAGAGTTGTATTGTCTAGCATCCTCTGTAATACACAGGCGTTGGACTTGTGTTGTTCTGTTGCTTCCTTGTGGTCAAACGGTAGTAGTCTCTTCTCTCCTGTATCTAAGCACAGCACACCTACCTCAGTAAGCGTATTGGCAGGTTCATATGGATCATTAAATATCTTACCATCTCGTAGAGTTATAGAGTTCTCTACATCTAAGACTCTTCTCATGCTGAGTACCTTGCTCTCTCTCCATCTAACTGACAGTGAACGACACCATGCCATCCACCCTTTAGTTTATTCTTTGCTACGTTCAAGTGTCTTTGTGTGTCTGACTCAAACTCACCCTCTACTTGTGGGTTCTTAGATATCAAAACCATCAGGTCACACTCAGCAGCTTTACCTGTCTTACTACCTTCAAGCATAGATTGATCTACATATATCTTACCCTCTGCCTCTGCTGATAGCTGAGACATCCAGATCACAGCACAGTCATACTGCTTGGCAATATTTCTAGCGTGTATCGCTGCATCCTTGAGGTATACATGAGAGTCTGCACCTGTCTTACTGGCAAACTTGTCACCCATATCAAGTACAACTACGTCTGGTTTGTGGTTCTTAACTACTGCCTCAACCCACACCATGTCCTTACCTGTGCTATCAACTATCTTTATGTTGTCATACACTGGTTTGTATCTTGTAGATGCTAAAGCGTAGTTAGCTTTGATCTCTTCCATAGGCATGTTAGATGCAGCACTAAGATACCTAGCACCAACACGAGTGTAGTCTTCTTCGTTACACAAGATGATACACTTAGCCCCTTGTCTAGCAAATCCACGCTCAGATGCAATCAGAGAAGCATGGAAGGATGTCTTACCTGTGTTAGGTCTAGCACCCACCAAGACTAGATGCCCACCTGATATGCCCTCTACCTTACGCTGTAGTGACGGTATGTTAAACTGCCACTTAGACTGTATCTCATTAGCTACTAGTAGATTGTCAATAGATATATCACCCCACTCTACTTTTAAGTTGGGCATAAAGTTGTCTTGATAGTCAGTCAGTATGTTACGTAGTGGCTCAAGTGTGTTCTTCTCACCATTAACGTAGTCGAAACCTAAGTTGGCTACCTCTTCACCTACTACCTGTTGAAATAGATTAGACATAACCTCTTGAGCTACCTCTTGGTTCATAGGTCTTTCTTGTCGCAGCTTATCAAACAATCTTTTGTATGAATCTTTGTTGGCTGTAGTAAGTGTCTCTCTAGTAAAGAACAAACCCTCTAACTCTGAGAAGTTTAAATCTTTATCGAACTGGTTCATAGCGTAGTCTATTGTTCTCTTTACCTTACGTACATCTTTTGTAAACAGTTTGTCAGGTGTATGTATACCTTTGTTACTGTCATAGAAATCTTTATCCATTAATGTTCTAAGTAAGGCTAACTCTCCATTTTCCATATTAATCTCCTCTTGTATTTAAAGCTTTCCATGACGCAGGGTATAGTGTACTCAAGTCCATACTAATTGAGTTAGCTACCAAGCGTGACTCATACTGTGCGTCTTCAGCCTGTCGTAGTTTACACATATCTGACCAAGCGTCAAGGCTACCTGACCAGTACCACTCAGTCATGGTACTTTGTGGCAACACCATACGTGCTTGCTCTGGTGCGACACCATACTCAAGCAATTCTTTATAAGTCTCTAAGCTTACCCAATTTGCAGCCTCCCAATCACCAATGTCTACGACACCCTCACTGCCCTGCTTCTTATCTTTGGCACGTCCACGCCACTCACTAGGCTCATAGAACTCAGGCTCTTCATCTACATACCTACGACTTACTTCGTTCCAACGTAAGAACTTATGCTTGACTAGCTGTCTAGCTACAAAGATAGGTGCTTTAACATGGAAGGTAGCAAAGCAATGACCGAAGGGTGACATGTGTTTGTTCCTTGCAAGATAAGATATAAGGATACCATCACTTACTGTAAGTGTATTGTCTTCATCCCACTCACTCTTCTTGTTAAAGCTAACACGAGCAGCGTTCACTACAGTAAGGTCACTACCCATGTTATCTATAAGTGTTACATCAATCATAGTTGTTAGCTTTCCTCTTGTCTGCTGCTGCTTTACGTTCCATGTTATTCATAGGGCGTATAAAAGTCTTTACACCCAGATGATCCTGTAGTTTCTTTTGCTTGTAAGCTACGTCCTCCTCTATGCTCTTACGTTGAGTTTCAGATAGCGTCTTTGCGCTGAGAGTCCGTATCATACGGTATATATCTTTAGTTAGTTGACTCTCTTTTTTGTTCATCTTCAGTTTCCTTTATGTGTTGCAATATTGTCACAGCTTCTTCGTTTGCTATCTTAAACCACTCACCTTGCCTTTCACCACACATGGCAGCAGCTTTGTGAGCTACACGTTCTGCTCTAGCTCTGTCAGGTGTAGCTATAGCGTGGACTAACTCATAGTCACGCATGGGTGAGCTTGTCTGATATCCGTTGAGCCTATCCTCTGCATCAATAGCCATACCTATCTTGACCCACTCAGGCCAAGCTGGGTTAGTAATGACATAGACGTACCCTTCTTTTATTTTTTTATCTTTCTCTAAAGCACTAAACGCAGCGTCACCAAAAGATTTATAACTTCCAGGTTTATGTAAAGGGTGTTTATTAGATATATACTTACCGTTCACAAACATACGAACAGGATTACTCTTGATATTCCAAGGGTAAGTACCATCAGGGAGCTTGCATGAATCCTTTTGTTTTTTTTCACAGCCTCGACAAAATTTTCTATTTGTTTTTTGATAAGATTTAATCCAATTATTATCATTTAACTCTACACCACATTTAGTGCAGCAAGATATTTCAACATTACTCAACATCTTTAACTCCCTTATGTTTATCTTTACGTACTGGTTTGGGTTTCTTCTTATCAGGTACTACCTGTTGTCTATACTTAGGTTGTCTAACCTCCTTCGCCATTGGATTTTGTTTGTTTGTGTGACCTTTCTGCAACATGTATCCATCCTCCTATCTGTTCTATATCCTCTGGGTCTTGATACTTTACATCGTCACGCAATCTTACTGCCCTTGTCGGTACATCACACCACGCTTCTATCTCCTTACGCATAGCTAAAGTTTTTCTTAGTGCATCTGGATCAAGTGCAACCATAACGTAACTAGCGTTGTCACTCAAGCACTCCTTATGTGCATCCGTTAAGCTTGTACCTAACAAAGCAAAACCTGTAACATCTGGGTAAACCTTTGCTACCGTGACTGCGCTGATTACATCTTCAACTACAACGTAGACACCATTGGGTTTACCGTAGCAATACTTAGCATACTCTGCTGCACCACCGTAGCGTAACCACTTAGGCTGCTTACCGTCCAGTGCTCTACCTATTGCATCTACTATAAGTCCATCATTATAGATAGGAAATACTGCACGTTTATCTTTAAGATCGTACAGTAACTCTATGTTTTCTAAGGGATTTATGTACTCGCCTACCCAACGCATACGAAATCTCTTTATATATTTGTTACTTACGTCAGTTGTTACATGTTCTGGATAAACAAAGTGCTCTAACCTCTTGTTTATATTACCTGTTTCGATAAGGGGCGTTACCAGGTAGTGCTCTAGTTCATCTTTAGCTATGCCTGTGTTAGCGTATCCTCCTACATCACACGATATCTTATAGCAGTTGTAAGCTATGCAACCATTACGCTTGGTAGCAGTAAACGTGTTCTT